TTATAAGCAAGTGCATTGGGTTTGCTGACGTAATACAATTAACGCATTTAAAAATACAGCAGGTACTATCTAGAATGGTTCCTGATGGAATATTTTTAGATATTGATGGTTTAGCAGAAGTTGATTTAGGTAATGGTACAAATTATAACCCGGCGGAAGCATTAAACATGTACTTCCAAACAGGTTCAGTTGTTGGTAGATCAATGACGCAGGACGGGGATATGAACAGAGGCAAGGTTCCTATACAAGAATTATCAAGCTCTTCCGGTATATCTAAAATACAATCTTTAATTACTGCATACAACTATAATATGCAGATGATTAGAGACGTTACTGGATTAAATGAAGCCAGGGACGGAGCTATGCCAGATCCTAACGCTTTAGTAGGCTTGCAAAAAATGGCAGCGAATGCTTCTAATGTTGCCACTAAGCATATACAGGATGCAAGTATACAGTTGACATTGAGTACTTGCGAAAATATTTCGCTTAAAATAGTCGACGCGTTAAACTTCCCTCTTACTAAAAATTCTTTAATGAATAGCGTATCTACTTTTAATGTAGAAACTTTAAAAGAAATTGAAAACCTCAACCTGCATGACTTTGGTATATTTTTAGAAATAGAGCCAGATGACGAAGAAAAAGCAGAGCTGCAAAAGAATATACAAATAGCCTTGCAAACAAAAGAAATTGATATAGAGGATTCAATTGATATCAGCCAAATAAAAAACCTTAAGCTAGCTAATCAAATGCTAAAGCTTAAGCGCAAGAAGAAGCAGGAAAGAGAGCAAGCGCTGGTTCAGCAAAATATACAAGCACAAGCTCAAGCAAACGCAGAAGCGTCTGAAAGAGCCGCGATGGCTGAAGTACAAAAGCAACAAGCAATGACTGCTGAGAAGGTGGCAATCGAGCAAGCTAAATCTAATTTTGAAATGCAAAGAATGCAGACCGAAGCGCAGATTAAAAAAGAGTTGATGGCAACGGAGTTCCAATACAACTTAAAGCTCGCACAGATGAAGTCTCAAGAAACACAAGCCAAAGACGCGCAAATAGAAGATCGCAAAGACAAAAGAATAGAGAAAGAAGGTACGCAACAAAGCCAGCTGATAGAGCAAAGGCAAACGCAAGGATTACCAAAAGACTTTGAGTCTGCGGGTAATGATAACCTAGGTGGATTTGATCTATCTCAATTCGAACCGCAATAAATACCTATTTAATAATTATATAATATCATATCATGAGTGAAGTAAAAACAGAGGGATCTTTTAAGATCAAATCTAGACCTAAGCTAACAGACGAACAATTAGCCGCTAAGAATAAAGAGCCGCTAATAGATGTCCCAAGCAATGTAACAAAAGTAGTAATTCCCAAAGAAGATGCGCCGGCTGAGGATCCGCTTTTAGAAGGAGACGGAGACGGAGACGGAGACGGAGTTATAAAAGAAATAGTTGACGATAAGCCTATTGAGCCAGCTGCACCAGCTGCACCTGTTGCGCCGGCTGTAGAGTTGCCGGAAAACGTTACAAAGCTAGTTGATTTTATGCGTGAAACCGGGGGAACCATGCAGGATTACATGCGATTAAATACTAATTACGACGATGTGGATCGCGACGTATTGGTAAAAGAATATTACAAAAACACTAAGTCACACTTAAGTGCAGAAGAAATCGAGTTTATGATCGAGGACAACTTTGCATTTGATGAAGACCTAGATGAGGAGCGAGATATCCGTAGAAAAAAACTCGCATATAAAGAAGAGGTTGCCAAAGCCCGTAAGTTTTTAAATGATACTAAAGATAAGTATTACGATGAGATCAAGTTGAACTCACCTAGCTTATCCCAGGATCAACAAAAAGCATCGGACTTTTTTAATCGATATAAAGAGGACCAGGAAAGAAACGTCGCTAACCACGATAAGTTTAAGGCTAAGACTAATGAATTACTTAATGAAAATTTCGAAGGTTTCGATTTCAGTTTAGGTGAGAAAAAGTTTAGATACAGCGTACAAAACCCATCACAGATAGCGGAAAAGCAGTCAGACATTAGTAACTTCATAGGGAAGTTTCTGGGAGAAGACGGCACGATTACAGATACCGCAGGGTATCACAAAGCATTATACGCTGGAGCGAATGCCGATAAAATGGCAAATCATTTCTATGAGCAAGGCAAAGCCGACGCAACTAGAGATATCCTATCTAAATCTAAAAACCCATCGACAGGAGCAAGACAAGCTGCACCGGTTGAGGGGGTTAAGTTTGGAGCATATAAAGTTAAATCTGTTTCTGGAGCGGACTCATCAAAGTTAAAAATTAAAAAGTTTAAAAACTAAAAACTATGAGTTTATTACCACAATTTGGGGATATGACCCCAACACAAGTACCGCAGTTACTTTCAACAAACTACTTGCAATGGAACAACAACGGTGGAGCAGCCGGGATTCCTGGAAACTTTGCTGACTTTGCGCAGCAGTACCTACCAGAAATCTACGAAGCAGAAGTAGAGCGTTATGGAAACAGAACGTTATCTGGATTTTTACAAATGGTTGGTGCTGAAATGCCAATGACATCTGATCAAGTTATCTGGTCTGAACAAAACCGTCTACACATATCTTACACGGATGTTGTAGTTGATGCAGCAGGAACAGGATTTGTTATCCCTGTAGGAGTAGGAATTACTAACGTAATATCTGTTCAGGATACTATCGTTATTCTTGACCCAGCAACTGGAGTAGAAGCTAAAGGTATTGTTACTGCATCAGGTGCAGCAGCAGGAAACGGAGCATTAACCGTGCAACTTTACAGTGGAGTTACACCAGCAGCGGCATTTGGAGCTGCTCAGCCAGGTCTTAAGATATTCGTTTACGGATCTGACTATTCTAAAGGATCGCAAATAGGTGGAGCAACACCTAGAGTGAGCATAGAGCCTGTTTTAACACAGTATTCTAACTCACCGATTATCATCAGAGATCAATATGTTGTGAACGGATCGGACACTGCACAGATCGGATGGGTAAATGTAGCGACTGAAGATGGAACTGATGGATACCTATGGTACCTAAAAGCTGAGTCTGAAACACGTTTACGCTATGCTGACAAGCTAGAAATGGCTATGGTAGAAGGAGAGCTTAACTTGAATGCAGGTGCTGGTGCAAACCAAAACTTACTTCAGCCAGGAACAGAAGGTATGTTCGCAGCTATCCAAAGCAGAGGAAACGTAGAGACTGGATTTACAGCAGCAGGCGGTTTAACTGAATTTGATAACATTCTTAAGAATCTTGATACTCAAGGAGCTATCGAAGAAAACATGTTGTTTGTACAACGTCAGACTTCTTTAGACTTTGATGACATGCTAGCTGCAATTTCTGCAGGACCTGCAGGTGGAGTTGCTTACGGACTGTTTGAGAATTCTCAAGACATGGCCTTAAACTTAGGATTCAGCGGATTCCGCAGAGGATCTTACGACTTCTACAAAACAGACTGGAGATACTTAAATGATGCATCTACTCGTGGAGCAATCAATGGAGTTAATTCAATCGAAGGTGTATTAGTACCAGCTGGAACTTCAACTGTTTACGATCAAGTATTAGGAACAAATATCAGACGACCATTTTGTCATATCCGATATAGAGCTTCTCAGACTGATGACCGTAGAATGAAGTCTTGGTTAACTGGATCTGTTGGTGGAGCGTCTAGCTCAACTTTAGATGCAATGGAAGTAAACTTCCTATCTGAAAGATGTTTGATTACTCAAGCAGCTAACAACTTTGTACTATTCAAAGGAATCTAAGGATTCAAATGTAATTCTTACCCTCGTTGTATCAGCGAGGGTAATTATTACTTTTATCAATTATTAAATTATATTATATTATGGCGAATAAAAAACCAGCGGCTAAAAAAGTCGAAAAAGTAGAAGAGGTTGTGCAGGAGCAAGCAGCTCCAATGCCGACAAAAAAAATGAAAGAACCCGCTAAACCGGAATGGGAAATTAAAGACAGAGTGTATTACTTAACAGGAAGACACACTCCTCTTACCCTAACAATACCAGGAAGGCACACTCAAAAACATGCTTTATTGTATTTTGATGAAAAAGCAGGTAAACAAAAAGAAATTAGATATGCAACCAACCATGATTCTCCGTTTAAAGAAGAACAAGAAGGGGAAGCTACGATGGGACATATCATGTTTAGAGATGGGGATTTAAAAGTTCCTAAAGAAAAACAAAACTTACAAAAGCTGTTGTCTTTGTATCACCCCTTAAAAGGAAGAGTATACGAAGAGTTTGATGCTCAAGAAGAAGCCTATGACGATTTAGAACTGCTTGATTTACAAACAGATGCAGCAGTGTTTGCAAGAGAAATGGATATCGACGATGCAGAAGCAATACTTCGTGTTGAAATAGGTAGCTCAGTATCTAGCCTATCATCTAAGGAAATAAAAAGAGACCTTAGATTGTTTGCTAGAAGTAATCCGGAATTATTCTTAGAGCTCGCTCAAGATGAAAACGTTGGATTGCGTAATACAGCAATCAAAGCAACCGAAGCAGGAATATTAGTTTTATCTCAGGATCAAAGAACATTTTCTTGGGGATCTAACGGAAGAAAGCTAATGAGTGTTCCTTTTGACGAGAATCCTTACTCTGCAATGGCAGCTTACTTCAAGACCGACGAAGGTGGCGAAGTGTTTAGATCTATAGAAAAAAAGTTTAATTAGTAGTTTTTAAAAAAACTATGTGATTATATTATAGATGGTGAATTAATTTTAGCCGGCTTCATCACTGGGGCCGGTTAATATTTATAATAAAATAAAAAAATGGCAGTAAATGTAGATATAGTTTATAAAACAGTGTTACTTATTCTGAATAAAGAACAGAGAGGTAACTTATCTCCGGACGAATTCAATAAGGTTGCAACACAAGTGCAATTAGAAATCTTCGAGAGCTATTTTGATACGCTTAATCAACAGCTACGTAGACCAGATAATGATACGGAATATGGTGATCGCATTAAAAATGTAGACCATAACATATCTGTATTTAAAACATACGGTGATGCAACCTATGTCCCAACAGGCGGGTATTTTACTTTACCAACAACCTCAGGGTTAGGCACCGCGGTGCAGTCACTTACGGGCGACGGGGTTGCAATATCGTTTCCTTTTACATCGATAACATCTTCGCAGTTACAAACTAGTGTAATTGCAGTTACAATAAACGGTGTATCCACTACAGCTTACACAATCAGTGGAGCTAACATAATATTTAACAGTATACCAGCTTTAAACGACGCTATAATCGTTACAGCGACTTCAGAGGACTTTTATAGACTCGGTACGGTTATATATCAAGATTCGAAAGAAGCGCAGCTATCTCAGCGAAACGAGCTTCTATACTTAAACAACAACCCTTTAATAGCCCCAACAAAAACATATCCTATATATTTATATGAGGATAGTAAATTATACTTGTATCCGCAAACTATTACATCGGATGTAAGTGTTAGCTACTTAAGGAAGCCTGTAGATGTTATATGGAACTTTACAATTCCATCTGGACAAAACTACTATCAATACAATGCTACTAACTCAGTTAATTTTGAGCTATCAAAAACGGAGCAGGCAAATATTATCTTAAAGATATTACTCTACTCGGGTGTCGTTATAAGGGACCCTTCAATAGTACAGATAGCGGCACAACAAGTGCAACAAGAAAATCAACGCTCAATAATGTAAGATATGCCGATACCTAATGGTGGTTTAATAACCGAAACTAACGAACAATACTACGCTGGAGCACAGCGATTTCTTATATCGAATCCTGCTGTTATAGGTGATTCGGTAACA